CTTTACTCATGGCATAAATGGCCTTTCAATGCGAATGTATCCATGCACACTGTTCCTTGTCCATTCTTTAGTTACATCACCTCGTGCATGAAAGTTTCCAACATTAGCAATAACTAATGTATTAGCTGGAACTGATACACTTGTTCTTTCTAATCCCATAGCTTCTATCTCTGTATCAAACAATCTCATACTTCCTTCTGGGTGAGATCTATCTCTTTTCCGAATACAGTAATTTTACTAGGCCCAACAATGGGCAAGGATTCGTAAGTCATGTTACCTGAGTACATTAGTTTTTAGGTTTGCCGACTTTCGCTAAGAGCTTTGCCGACATACTTATATAGTACCATAAAAAAAGCACCCTGTAAAGGGTGCTTTGTAATGTGTGTAAATCCTGATTTACATGAGGTTCTGAACAACAGTACGCTGGTAATAGCGGTTGCTGTTAGAAGTAATGCGTCCAAGTCCTTGAGCAGTACCTTCAGCGAATGGGTTTGAAACAAGACCGTATCTTGTCTTAAATCCAATTTTTGGCTGGAAGGTGTTCTCTCCAACTGCACGAACCATCTGTAGTGGAACATATGGGCAGTAGAACAGACCAGCATCATAAGGAGAAGATCCTTTGTATCCAACAACATAGTACTGGTTAGAAGCACTGTTTGCTGAGAATGGATCGATATAAACTCTGTACTTACCGTTGATAGTACCAGCAAATGTGTTACCAGTATCGTCAACCTGTAGGTTAGCGTTAAGAGCAGGTGTGTAATCAAGTACACCAGCCATTGTTAGTGCAGATGCTACATCAGCAGAAGTTAGGATAATGTTACCCTTTCCACGACGAGTTCTCTGTGCGATTCTGTTGGCATCTCTTTCGATGTTGAACAGAAGACCTTTGAACTTCTCAACTGACCATCTACCATTGGAGTCAACATCTAGGTTAAAGAAACCTGCGTTTGCAACATTGACCTGTGAACCTGCTTCAGCAGTTTTGTAGATAGTACGGATAACCTCACGGTTAATTTCTGCAAGAATCTCACTAGAAAGAATGTTAGCAAGTTCTGCTTCTGCATTAAGACCATGAATTGCTTTAAGGTCTTGTGCGAGTTCCAAACTGTACTCTGCTTTTAGTGCTCTAGACTTAGCGGTTACAGTCACCTTCTCGATGGAGAATGCCATCTCGTTGAAGTGACCATTAGTGCCATCGCCTAATGCTTCAGAGTCTCCAGTTGACATACCTTGACCAACTGAATACTGTGCTTGAACAGCATCAGAAGCGTTGTTCTCAAGGATAGCTGGGTTTGTACCACGCTGAGTTCCAGTAGAACCGAAACCAACAGTACCATCATCGTCAGTAGCTGCGGTGTAATCACCTTGAGTTGCCTGACCGATGTTAGTTCCTGCCTTGTTAGCAGAGAATGCAGAATCTGGCTCGTTGAAGAACGACTCTGTTCCAGACTGATTCGTGTAGCGAGAACGCATCGCAAAGATTAGTCCAGTAGGACCATTCATTGGTTGCACTCCAGCAAGTTCATAAGCAACCAAATTAGGCATTGATCTCCTAATAAGACTGATTAGAACGGGGTCGAAACCTGCAACAGGACCAGCAGCGGCTGCTGTTCCACTAAAACCACCTGAAGCACCAACAGCGTTACCACTGTTTGTAGGAGCTGCCTCAGTTAGCATTGAGGTTCCGTTTTCAAAAGCAGATTGCTCTTGTAAAAACTTTTCTTGGTTCTCTAGGAGAACTGCGGTTACGGATCTGCGGTGAGCATCCTTAATAGGATCTACCCCTTCTGCATCTAGCAGAGGAGCCCACTTCTCCATAATTTGTTCGGCATTGTACATTGTACTTTACTTAATAGAGTTTGTAGGTTTAATTATTTTCCACCCAATTTAAGGGCTGACAGATACTGATTCATAGACGCTGAATTGTCTATGTTAGGATCTTCGTTTGCTATACCTTCCGAAATGGTTTCGGATTTGCTTGAAACCTGAGCTTTGGTTCCACTAGGGAAATAAGATTCCTTAAGTGTAACTAGCTTCTCACGGTAAGCGTCTTCACCCTCAAACTCAACACCTTCAGCTAGAGTCTGTAACTTCTCCTTTTGTGTCTCAGCAAGTCCTTCGGCTACTTCAATAAAAATTCCATCAGCTGTAGATTCGCCAAGACGCTTATTGAGAGAGATGTTCTTCTCTATCTGTTCGTTAAGTTTGCCTTCCATATCATCTAGTTTATTTACCATGCTTTCCAGCACATCATATTTGTCGTCAGGGATTGATACATAATGATCTTCAAAAAGACTCTTCATTCCTTGTAAGAATGATTCGGTCATCTCGGTCTTGAGACCATGCTCGACCTCGATAGCATTTTCTTTGAGCCACTCATCTGAAACATACTCAAGGTATGAATCTGTACGCTCAACCAACTCAGACTTAACAGTTTCAAGATGCTCTGTTAAAGTCTTTTCATATTCGGCAGACATTTCTTCTTTAATAGCAATAACTTTAGAGTTAACTGCTGCCTCAAAGATTGTCTTGGCCTTTGTCTGGAACTCTTCAGAAAGTTCTTCACCACCGAATAGAGCAGCAAGGTCTTCCTCTACATTAACTGTAGGTTCTTCCTTAACTTCTTCCTCTGCCACGGTAGTTTCCTCCTTAGTAGGTTCTTCAGCAACAACTTCCTGATCTTCCTTAGTGTCAGGGTTGTCACCTTGCTTCAGCACCTCTGTGCCAATAGATTGCATAGCATCTGCCTTACCAGCACCTTTATTAACGATATCTTTTACCGTTTTAATGTTTGCTGATTTGATTTTGCTAGAATCATCTGTGGACTTATAGTTTTGAGGTGTTGGTCCGCCTAGATCCTCGTAAGATGCTGATGCTCCAGGTGAAGTGGAATCATCAACTTTCTTCATAGGATCGCCAGCTTTCGCACCCCTTGTTACAGGATTGTCCATTTCCTTAAGTTCCTTAGCGGCCATTTTTGGTCTACTCCGAATGATAGATTGTTGTGGTAATCTGTATTTATTTATAAAATGTTAGAGATTTGATAGGAAGTTCTGGAACAGTCCTAGCTTGTTCTCCTCAAGCTGTTTAGTGTCAACTAGAGTATTAACCTGCTTATAGGTTTTTCTTGCTAACTGTTCTCTTACTATGCCACCATCCCAAACCCAGTCCTTACCTTCCATTATGCCAGATACAAAAGCATCAGGGGCAGAAGGATCTGAAACAATGTCAGCAGCAGTTGCTAAAGTAAAGTCATCAGAGACAATCTTTATTCCTTGCTCATTAACATCTAATGTTCCAAGACCACGAGATGATACACCAAGTTTTACTCCTTCATCAATAAGGTTCTGTGCTATCTTACCCATTGGAGTAGATAGAATTTTTGCCTTACCAATAAAATTAGATCCACTTTCTTTAAGTGAAACTATCTTATGAGAAACTCGATCTAGGTTTACTGTTGGTCCCTCAGGATGACCGAGTTCTCCAACTGCACGACCAGAATCCACAAAACTTTCGTTATATCTATGAACTTCTCTGCGAAGAGTGTCCATTGGATACATACGACCATTGCGGTTTTGAATATCTCCTTGAAGGAAAATACCCTCGATAAACATAGACTTCTTACCGTTGCGATTTTCAACGATAACTTCTACATCATCAATCTGTTCTGTGATTAACTTCATTGTTTTAGTTTGTAAATCCTACTTTGGAGACCTCGACAGCATTACCTGTAACATAGATCTTATCTGATGCATTCTTCTCAACCAGATCTGCTGTACCATTTACTGTAGTAAACGATCCTATAACAGTGCCATCATTTTCGGTTCTAACAACTACAGCAGCACCACCATTAGATAGTACCCTTACTACAGTAGCATTACCTACGGTAGTGGAATTACCAGTACCTACTGCCAAAGCTGCTTTTTCGCCTAGAGGTAATATTCTAGTCATTGGTTTCTTCTTCAGGTTGAGTTTCTACTTCAGTTTCCACTTCAGCCTCTGCTTCCGCACCAAAAAGATTTCCTGATGCGACAGGTCTTAGTTCATCTATCTTCGCTGCTGATTTAGCATAGAGGATATCTTTGATTTGATCACTAACATCTGCAGCAGACGCATCTGTCGCAATCATATTGACGAGTTCTTCCATCATGATTTAATATACTGATAAAGTTATTTATATCTCTCCTTCGTTGTCCTTAGGCATTTTCTGTGGTTGAGGTTCTGGTGGCAGTCCTTCTTGTGCCATTGGATCTGCCATTGGATCGCCAAAAGCACCTTGTTCCATTTCTAACATTTGTTGATTTGGATCAGGTATAACTCCTTTAGCAATTTCATCTTCAATCTGCTCGTCAATTTCTACAATCTCAGAATCCTTTTGACGCAATACATTTCTTCTTACATATTCTGTAGAATAGTATCTACCAACATAAGGTTCTACCATACCAAGAAGACCTAAACGACCTTCCATTAGTTCCTTATCTTTTAGTTCTGCGAAATGGTTATCATAGATAAAGTCAAACTGGATATGCTCTGACATTACTTCCCAGTCTTCAGTGGTAATAATGTTTTTAAGAATCAATTGCGTTCTTAGCATATCAATAAAGATCTTACTAAAACGCTTACGCAATCTACCTACCCATTTGCTGAACTTAAGTTCATCCCTTAGAATCTCTGAGCTACGGCCAAGATTAAATCCATCCCCAGATCCAGCGATTCTAGATTCAGGTACTCCGAGAGACCTGTACAGCTTAGATTGGAAATACTCAATATCAGCCAATTCCCCAAGGTTCTGTCCACCTGGGAGAGTAGTGATTTCGGTTCCTCTACCACCTTCTCTTCTGGGTAACCAGAAATCTTCAAGCATAGACATATACTTTTTGTCATCTCTTATTTCTCCTGATCCTGAAT